TGTATCCAGGCGATCGGTATCGGCATGTCGATGCGCGGCATCAAGCATCTCGACAGGAGGCCGGACCTGGCGCTGCTCGACGATCTTGAGGACGAGGAAACCGTTCGCAAGCCCGAGTTTCGCGACGAAACCATGACCTGGCTGCTCGCTGCCTTCATGCCGGCACTGGCGGAAGATGTGCCGACGACGGTGTGGATGCTCGGCAACCGGCTCGACGAGGATGCGGTGATCGTCCGCGTTGCCAAGGACCCCGCCTGGCGGCATCATCGCTTCCCGATCATGCGTCAGGCCGACGTTAACCGCGGTGAGACCGGCACTTCCCGCTTCGACCTGCCGCCCGGCGAGTGGGTAGCGATGTGGCCGGCGCTGTTTCCGCTCGACAAGATTGCGCAGCGCCGCTCGCAGTACGCAAGACTTGGTCGGCTGCGCACCTGGGATTGCGAATATATGTGCCAGGCCGACAACCCCGAGACCCGGCTATTCAATGAGGGAGATGCGCGCACGTCGGCGCATGTGCGCACCTGGCAGAGCGCGTATGCGGCTTACGATCCGGCCAGAACTGTGGGCGCGCAGAGCGCGATGACCGGCAAGGCGGTTTTCTCCTGGATCGGGTCACGGTTGATCGTGTGGCGTGGGGATGCGCGGTTATGGTTGCCGGACCAGATGATCGACGATATGTTCGAGACTGACGAGCAGTTCGGTCTGACTGAGCTGGGAGTGGAAGCGGCAGGTCTTGAGGAATTCATCTTGCAACCGCTACGCCACCGCGCCGTCCAGCGCCGTCATCTGCTTCCCCTGCGCCGCCTTACGCCTCCGGTCAACAAGGATGGCTTCATCCGATCGCTTCAACCGTTTTTCAAGTCGCATGAGATCGAGTTCGTGGACGTGTCCCAAGAAGCGCGAGGCCAGCTCCTGTCTTTCCCCTCGGGCCGCAAGGACTTCCCCAACGCTCTCGCCTACGCGCTTTTGATGCGTCCCGGCCTGCCGGTCTACGAGTTCAATACCGACCATTTCGCCGCAGCGCTCCCCCGCTGGCCGCGGGTGCCGTGGTGGGTCGCGCTCAACGCCAGTGCGCAGTACACGTCTGCCGCCCTGCTCCAGGTGATCGACGGCCAGGTGCGCGTGCATGCGGACTGGCTGCGTGAGGGACCGCCGGGCGATGCCGTATCGACGATCGCGCAGGAGGCACGGCTTGAGGCCGCCGGCGGGCTTCGCTTTGTGGTGCCTCCTTTGCCTGTCCATCATCACGATACTATCGGTCTGCGCGTGGCCGCTCGTGCCTGCCAACTGCAAATCCAGTCCGGCGGCCAGCTTCTCGCCGGTCGTGAGGCTGTCCGCACGATGCTGACTCGGCGCGTGCGTGAGGAACCTTTGATCCGGGTCGCCCACGCTGCCAGGTGGACGCTCAACGCGCTTGCCGGCGGCTATGCCTATGGTGTGGTGCGAGGCGGCCAGATCACTTCTGAGCCCCTGGAGGGGCCCTACCGGGTGCTGATGGAAGGGTTTGAGAGCTTCATCGGCGCCATGCACAGGATGCACGACTATGTGGATACCGACACGCCGCGCTACGCCACGGACGAGTCTGGGCGACGCTACAAGACGATCCTCAACATCCCGCAGGACGGACCGGCGGAGCTTAAACTGCCCTGATCCGTTCCCTTGGCTGTCGCTGGCCGGGGTTTTCGTGCTGCTCTCGATGCCGCCGTTCTTCTTTGCCATGATGCTGCCTTGGCCCCTGGCTTTATCGGCAGTTGTGCTGTGGTGGGCTTACCTGCTATTGTAGGACATGGCCTACGGATTCGCCAAGCAGAAGCGCAAAAAGCCTGACCCGCGCACCGCGGCGCAAGAGCCCGATCGCGCAGAGCCGGACATTGAGGACCGCTCGGAAGAGTTGAAGGACCGTCCCGAGCTGCGTGACGCTCTTGTCGAGCTGTACACCGAGGTGGAGAAGGGCTTTGAGGCGCAGGAGGGTCGCGCCAACGAGAGCATGGACTATTGGGACATTTACAACTGCAAGCTCGGACCGAAACAGTATTACAGCGGCAATTCGAAAATTTTTCTTCCCATCGTCCATGATGCGGTCAACGCGCGACGCACTCGCTTCACTAACCAGATTTTCCCGCAAGCCGGCCGCTATATCGAAGTGGTCTCTGCGGATGGCACGCTGCCTCATGCCGAGATGTCCCTTGCGGAGCACTACATTCGCAAGTGCAAGTTGCGGACGCGTGTGGTGCCTGCGCTGTGCGTGAACGGCGATGTCGAAGGACAATACAATGTCTATGTCTCGTGGCAAAAGGTCAAGCGGCACGTCACTTACCGGGTCAAGAAAAAGCTGACTGCCGACTCGGACGAGCAGACCGACGATATTGTGCAGGAAACTATCGAGACCGGGCGGCCGCATGTCGAGGTTTTGGCTGATACCGATGTCCTGCTCTTACCGCAAACCGCAGACACGGTCGATGAAGCCCTGGCCATGGGCGGGTCGGCCACTATCATTCGCCGCTGGTCGAAGGCCAGGATCAAGGCGATGATCGCGACGGGCGAGATCGACAAGGATGCAGGCGATCAGCTTGTTGAAGAGATGAAGTCGCGTGACTCGGTGACGATCAACAAGGCCAGCAAGATGGTGGATGCTGCCGGGATCAGGACTGCCGGCAACGGGGTGAAATTCGCGCAGGTCTACGAGACGTTCACCGAGCTGCTGATCAAGTCGAACGAGAAACCGGACGGCGAGCGGTGCAAGTGCCGGATTTTCTTCGGCTCGGAAAAGTTGGTGCTGGCGTGCCGGCGCAACCCGAACTGGTCGGACAAGGTCAATTTGATCTCGGTCCCGGTGGACAAGATTCAGGGCTCGTTCAAGGGCAAATCGAAGCTCTATCCGACCGAGCAGACGCAGTATTATGCCAATGACACGATCAACCAGGCGGCCGATTCATCGACATTTTCGATGTGTCCGATCGTTCTCACTGACCCGGAAAAAAACCCCCGGATCGGTAGTATGGTTCTTTCGCTTGCCGCCGTATGGGAGGCCGACCCAAATTCTACGAAGTTTGTTCAGTTTCCCGAGCTGTGGAAGTCGGGATTTGAGATCGTCGGTGCCTGCAAAGCTCAGATTTTCCAGACACTATCGGTTTCGCCCGCTGCGATCACCCAGCAAACGACGCCTAAAGCGCGTCCCTCACAGGCCGACATTGCGCGCGAGCAGCAGGTCGATATCCTCACAACGGCCGATGCGGTAATCAACTTGGAAGAAGGCATCTTGACGCCGATCGTTCAGCACATGTTGGAGTTGGATCACCAGTTTCGCAACGACAAGCTAATGATCCGGCTGTTTGGTGAAATCGGTATCAAGGCTCACATGGAAGAAGTGGACCCGGTTCGCATGGACAAGGTTCACTCGTATCGCTGGTTCGGCGTCGAGCAGGCGCGCAACCAGATGCAGATGCAGCAACAGGTCGCAGCGCTTGGCGTGGTGATGAAGATTCCGCCGCAGATGTATCCTGGCCACAAGCTCAATCTGGTGCCGGTGATAACCAACATGATTGAGAACATTTTTGGGCCGCGCCTGGCGCCGCTGATCTTCATCGATGAGGCCAAGCAGGTGACGCTTGAGGCGAGTCTGGAGAATCAGTTCCTCGCCGCCGGGGTCGATCTGTCGATTCATCCGATGGACCAGGACCCTGAGCATATCCAGGAGCATTTGAAGCTCTTGCAGGAAACCGGCGACCCGCAAGGCAACATTGAGCAGCACATTCGCAAGCATCAGCTTCAGATGCAGCTTAAGAACCAGGCTGCGATGATGCAGCGTGTTCAGCAGATGATGGGCACTCAGCCCGGTGGCCCGCAGGCCGGCGGCTCGTCCGCAGCGCGAGCCGGGGCGCAGCCGCGTGGTGAGCGCGGCAACGGCCAGCGGCCACCTGGCATGGTTCCGCGCGATCAGATCGGGCCGTCGAGCGGACAACCACCGGCACTCAGACAGCGAGGGCAGTGATGCGCGCAATTGCAGCTTTTCTGGTTCTTTTATCGTGGCTTGTCGTTGCGCGGGCGCAGAACGCGCCGATCGGTTACGGGCAACCATCGACGGCGCTTGAGACCGGGCGCGTGTTGAAGCCTGCTGGGGGGCACTTGTCCAGCTTCCAGGTCAACAACGACGCGACTGGTGCAGTCATCGTGATGCTGTTCGATTCGGCTGCGATCCCGGCTGATGGTGCGGTGGTTCCAGTCAAGTGGTGGCCATTGGCGGCATCTTCGGTGCTGTCGATCAGCTACGCCGATGCACCACTCCTGCTGCTCAACGGCATTACGTTGGTGTGCTCGACGCCAGCGACGGCGTTCTTCACCAAGACAGCGACGGCGCACTGCCTGTTTTCTGGAGAGACGCGATGATCCGTTTTCTGGCGCCTGCGGTTTTGCTGAGCATGGTGGTTATTGCGGCGGCACAGCAGCTTAATGTCTATCCGCCGATTCCTATTCCGATCCCGCAGTCGATGCTACAGCAGCCGCAAGGGTCGAATGCCAGCGGCTTGCCGGCTTGCAATGCGGGGGCAGAAGGCACTATTCGGTTTGTGAACGATGCCTTGACGCCCGCGGCGCTTGCAGCCGTAGTCGGGGGCGGAGCGGTGCACGTCGGCGTGATGTGCTTGAACGGCAGCTGGATTGTGCTGTAGAGGAACTGGACGATGCTCAACAATTTTCCCGCAGTGCTGAAAGTTGCTAAAGAAAGATCGGAAGAGCACACGTCTGAACTCCAGTCACCGGCTATGATCTCGTATGCCGTCTTCTGCTTGAAAAACAAGGCGCCGATTGCGTCGATCGATACGATCTATTTTGGTGAATACTGGCAACCCTACTGCGATCTGCTGCCGGTTGGGGTTGATCTGGTCTTTTTCGACTTCAGCATAGTCGAGGGAGTCAGCGAGGCTGTGGCTGCATTGCAACACGCTTTGAGCATTGGTGTGGACAGGCACTTCGGCATGGTGACAATGCAAGCCGTCCGGCGTATCGGTCAAGATGCTGAGTCGCTTACTGTGGGCGATGTTATCTTGTACATGACGGAACGGCGACGGTATCGTGATTTCGGCCGGGCCACAATGATCAAAGATCGTGCTTTGGAGATGGCGAAAAATGGTATTCACTCCACGTCAAATGTGGTGGCTTAATGCTGCTCTCGTTCTGACGATCCTCTTGACCGGCGTGTCGTGGGGTACGTTTGGAGTACCGCCTCATGTCGTTGCCTTCATTTCGCAGGGCTGCGCCATTGCCATCGGGCTTTTGAATTTTGCCATCCATGGGACGATCCCCGGTGTGGGCATGTCCGAACGCGATCCTTCGCGCGTGCCGCCATTCAATGGAGGTACGAATGACTAAACGAGTAATTCCAGCAGTTCCGGTATTGGTGGCGGCACTGGCCATTACGGCCCCTTCAGGGGCCCTCGCGACTGATCTGGCGCGTCGGGCAGCGCCGATCACGACGTATGACCTGTTTACCGGGTTCTATGCCGG